GTCGGTTACGCATAGTCGCGAAAATCAGGATTTCCGACAATTAGGATTTGTGCGATGACATCATTAAAACTAGAAACTATTAGCATAGATGCTTTGACTCCTGATCCTGAGAACGCAAGGTTACATGACAAACGAAATATTGAGGCTATATCTGGTTCGCTGAGTCGGTTTGGTCAGCGTAAGCCGATAGTCGTGTCGGGTAATAATGTGATCGTGGCTGGTAATGGAACTGTGACTGCTGCTAAGCATCTTGGCTGGTCTGAGGTCGTAGCTGTTCGTGTTCCAGCTGACTGGTCACCTGAGCAGATTAAGGCGTATGCGTTAGCTGATAATCGCACAGCTGAACTGGCTGAGTGGGATGCACGTGTTTTGGCAGATCAGTTAATAGAGCTGGATGGTCAGGGATGGGCTGTAGAGGACTTCGGGTTCTTACCGTTATCTCCTGATATCGTAGAGGATCCTTTCTCATTACTGAAAGATGATGAGAGAAAAGATGCTACGCAGATGACATTCACTCTCACTCTAGATCAGGCTGAGATAGTTAAGGCATGTATCACTGCTGCTATTAAGTCAGGGAAGATACCTGAGATATCTGAGAATACTAACCGTAACGGTAATGCTTTATTCCTAATCTGTAGTGAGTGGTCTAATGACCTCAGCTAAAGACTTACGCATAGAGGGCATCGGTGTTAAGGATGCAAACGCGTTCGTTAGGCAACATCATTATTCAAGCAAAGTCGATACCAGGTCTCAGCTACATCTAGGTGTGTTCTGGGATGGCAGGCTAGAGGGCGTGATGCAGTTCGGCCCATCTATAGATAAGAACAAATCTGTTGGGTTAGTTAAAGATACAAGGTGGAATGGGTTCATAGAGTTAAACAGGTTAGCGTTCACTGATCGTCTGCCACGTAATAGTGAGTCACGTGCTATCAGTGTGGCTATGAAATTATTAAGAAAGAAAGCACCACATATTGAGTGGTGTCTATCTTATGCTGATGGTACTCAGTGTGGAGATGGCACTATATATAGAGCCTCTGGATTCCACCTACTAAAAGTGACACCTAATAAATCTATGTGGCGTATGCCTGATGGTGAGGTCATATGCAAAATTGTTCTAGAGCCAGGATTCAGTCCACATGGATCACAGGAGAACACAGTCAAGTCTAGATATGGAAAGACTGGCACTGAGACATCTACCTCATTTCTCAAACGCATAGGTGCAGAATGCTTAGGTGGGTTTCAGCTGAAATATATTTATTTTCTAAATCCTGCTGCGCGTGACCGACTAACTGTACCTGTATTACACTATGATGAGATAAAGAAGCAAGGCGCACAAATGTATAAAGGTAATCGTGCCTAGTAGATGTAGATAGCGACATACTGATCCATCCAGATCAGGTAGGGCAGTGCAAATCTGACCACTAGGCTCCAACTTACAGAAAAGACGACATGAGTAGCAGAGGTAGACCACCTAAACCTATTGAGCAGAAACGCCTAACAGGTAACCCAGGGAAGAGACCATTACCATCACAAGGCTCATTAGTTTTATTACCATCCATGTATGAGATACCTGAGCCACCTAGACCACTGGTCACTGATGCTGCTAAAGCGATGTGGGACAGAGTCTGGAGTATGGGTCAGACCTGGTTAAGTCCTCAGACAGATATCGAATTACTGCTGATGACATGTGAGATGGTAGATGAGAGATGGAACCTAAGAATTAAAGTGCTGACTGATAATCGACCAGAGGAAAGAAAAGGTTTAAGAGATTTAGAAAGACAGCTGGTTGCTAACCTGTCACTATTAGGATTTACACCTACCGACAGATCACGTCTGGGTGTAGCTGAAGTTAAACGAGTATCAAAACTAGAGGAACTGCGTGCCAGAACAAAAGAGACCAGAGTCGTGGCCACCGAGGTGGCTCACACCGATACCACAACAGGATCTGATAGCGAGTAGAGGTGATGAGGTCTCAGACTTCATAGATGCCCTATGCATTCAGACTAAAGATACTGTCGCTGGTAGAGCTGGTGACCGTATCCTGCTACGTAATTGGCAGCGAGAATTATTAACTCACATATTTGCAGTACGACCTGATGGTCAGCTAAGACATAGAACTGCCCTAGTAGGTATGGCTCGTAAGAACGGTAAATCGGCTATGTCATCAGGTATCGCACTATGGGGTTTATTTATGGGTGAGCCTGGGTCAGAGATTTATTCCTGTGCTGCTGATAGAGATCAGGCACGTATCGTATTCGGTGATGCTAAGAGAATGATTGAGGCTGAGCCTGAGATGATGGAGCAGGCTAAGTTATATCGTGATGCGATAGAGATACCGTCACTCGGATCTGTGTATCGTGTGCTCTCATCTGAGGCTTTCACTAAAGAGGGTCTATCCCCAACTTTGGTCGTATATGACGAATTACATGCTGCACCTAATCGTGAGCTGTTCGATGTTATGACATTAGGTATGGGTGCTAGACGTGAACCGTTACTCCTAGCGATTACTACGGCTGGTGTTAAGACTGATAACACAGGACAGGACTCAGTGGCATACAACTTATATCAGTACGGTCAGCGAGTGGCTAAGGGTGAAACTGATGACCCATCATTCATGATGGCATGGTGGGAATCCCCTATAGATGCAAACCATCGCAGTCACGACACGTGGGCTATGGCAAATCCAGCATTCGGTGATCTTAACAGTGTCGAGGATTTCGAATCAGCTGTAAAGAGGACACCTGAAGCAGAGTTTAGAACGAAGCGCACTAATGCGTGGGTGTCCAGTAATCAGGCATGGTTACCATCTGGCACATGGGATGCTAGAGCTGAACTGAGAGAAATACAGCCAGATACTGAAGTCGTGCTGGGATTCGATGGATCATTTTCAGGTGACGCATCAGTAATAGTAGGAGTAACTATAGAGGAACAACCTCATGTTTTCTTAGTAAAAGCGTGGGAGAAATCACCGAACGACAGAGACGACTGGCGCGTGGACACTTCTGAAGTGGAATCAGAAATCATCTTGGCGTGTAATAAATATAAAGTGCGTGAGGTCGCATGCGATCCATTTAGATGGCAGAGATCCATGCAGGTGCTACAGGATGTAGGTATTCCGATAGTTGAGTGGCCATCGACATCAGCAGCAAGAATGATTCCTGCTTGCGCTAAGTTTTATGACGCTGTGGTGCAGGAGAAACTGACACATGATGGTGACCCATTATTAGCACGTCATATCTCTAATGCTGTCATAAAGACCGATAGACTAGGGCCACGTATAGTAAAAGAACACAGAGGTTCACCACGCAAGATAGATGCTGCAGTTGCTAGTATTATTGCATTTGACAGAGCAACAGCATCTCGCAACGAGGTGGAGCAACCTGTCCCAGATTTCTTTATGTAGGGAGTTTCATTGTTAGCCACTGTCGCACAAGCGTTAGGGTTATTAACTATCTCAGCTGGTATTACCTGGATTTATGCTCCAGCAGGGTTAGTCGCATTAGGTATCAGCATCACAATATTTGGTTTAGCCATCGAGCGTGGTAACAAATAATGCTGTCACGTTTATTTAATAACAATATAGAAAGTCGTAATATCTCATTCCAGTCCATCTGGGGTGCAGGTGACACTTTTGCATTTACTACTGAGGCTGGCACACCGATAGATGAAAATACTGCGATGCGTATCAGCGCGTTCTACGCTGCTGTGTTACTTATCTCAGACACCATATCCACATTACCTGTGGACTCATTTATTCGTAGAGATGGTAATCGTGTCCCATATCGACCACGACCTGAATGGGTTCAGAAACCAGACGTTGATTTATTAAGATCAGAGCATTATCAGCAAGTACTGATTTCATTATTATTAGACGGTAACTCATTTACACGTATCTATCGTGACAGCAGAGGCGATATTCAAAACTTAGTTGTCTTAGATCCTATGCGTATCACTGTGCGTAGAAATCCTGACACACGTGAAATCGAATATGTACTAGATGACTCTAATCAGGCAGTCATATCTAAAGACGACATGATACAGATTACTGAAATGCGTAAGCCTGGTGCGCTCAGAGGCTTATCACGTGTATCAGAATTAAAAGATAATCTTGGTCTAGCATCAGCACTGCAATCATTCGCAGCACGCTTCTTTGGACAGGGTGCAACTGTGCAGGGCATCATCGAGTTCCCTGGTCAGCTGACACGTGAGCAGGCAACTAATCTGCGCGATAACTTTGATATCTCTCATAAAGGGTTTAGAAAATCACACAAGACTGGTGTCTTATCTGGGGGTGCTAAGTACACTAAAACTGGTACAGCTCCTGACGAAGCACAGATGCTGGAGTCTAGAAAGTTAGCATTTGAAGAAATAGCACGTGTGTTTAGAATCCCACCTCACATGTTAGGAATCACAACGCCTGGTGCTATGAGTTACGCATCAGTTGAGCAGAACAATATTAACTTCGTAGTTCATACACTTAGACCATATATAGAGAAAATAGAACAGGCATACAGCGCATTATTACCAACTGATGCTTTTCTTAAATTTAATGTCGATGGGTTATTACGTGGTGATTACACAACACGTATTCAGGGATACTCTATCGGTCTGCAAGCAGGATTCTATTCAGTTAATGATGTGAGACGCTTCGAGGATTTAAGACCAGTAGATCAGGGTGACCAGTTCAGAGTTCCATTAGCGAATATAAATATCGTGGATGCTGAGGTCGTGGAGCAGTCTAAGAAAGTCGAAATGGCACAACGCCTAGTCATGGTTGGTTACGATCCTGCACAGGTATTAGCAGCATTAGAGTTACCTGCTATCACTCACACAGGTCTACCATCCACACAGCTACAACAGGTCGTGCAGATAGATCCAGAAAATCCTGAATCAGTTTATGAGGTCAAATAATGGCGATAATCACAGGACAAACATCAGTCGGTACAGCTGTTGTAAAGATCGCTGGTAATTACGGTCAGACTGCAGACATACACCTACATCTAGTAGATAATACTGACAACGTTTATATAGGTGCATCAGATGTCACTACATCTACTGGTCTTAAATTAGAAAAGCAAGACCATGTGGAGTTACATCTCGGACAAAATGATGCACTTTACGCTGTCGCATCAGCTACAGGCCCATTTACAATTACATGGCTGGTAGAAAACTAATGCCATACTTTATTACTGAATCATCGCCTGACTGCCCAGGATGGGCCACTATTAAAGAAGATGGTGAAGTTATCGGATGTCATGCTAATAAACAGGATGCTATAGATCAGATGGTGGCAGTGTCTATCGCTGAGGGTATGGAACCTGGTGGTGAAAGAGCTGAGCCTGGTGACTTATCTGTAGGTGACTTTGTTTCATGGGGTGCTTCTGGTGGTACAGCTAGAGGTCGTATTGTTCGTATCGTCAGAGACGGTGAGATAAACGTACCTGATTCCAGTTTTACTATCACAGGTACAGAAGATGACCCTGCTGCACTTATCAGAATCTATAGAGAAAATGATGAGGGATGGCAAGCCACTGATGTATTAGTCGGTCATAAGTTTTCAACACTTACTAAAATAAATGATTTACGCTCTATCAAATTCTTACGAGTTTTACCAGATAACTATAGACCAGCATTAGCTGATGATGTGCCAGATGGCAGAGCATGTGGTAACTGTTTCTTTTACGATGAAGATAATCAAAATGACTCAGGCACTAAAGCATGGTGTAGGAAATGGGATGACTATGTCGATGGCGCGTACTACTGTAATGCCTGGCTACCTGACGACCATGATGATCCTGAAATGCACAATCCTGACCTAGATGAAGATATGACTCCTGACCTAGATGATGATATAGAAAATGACACAAGACAGGTTAATCTAACTCCACCTGCATACATGCGTGCTGCTGCTCGCAGAGGCTTAGAACTTAATCGTCAGGGATTCGGTGGCGATGGTCTAACTGATAAGACTAAACAAGAAGCACGTGATATGGCTGATGGTCGAGTATCTGAAGATAAGTGGCGCAGAATCGCACCCTGGATAGCCAGACACATGGTTGATTTAGATGCACCATCGAATAGAAATCCAGATGACCCAGGATATCCAGGTGCAGGACTGGTAGCACATCTTTTATGGGGTTCAGGGCCATCTAAGTCATCAGCTGAACGCGCCATGAGATATGCGCAATCGATTATTGACCAACTGGATGCCGAGCAAGAGCGCACACGATGGTCGAGTATCGCTATACAATTAGATAAGACAACAAAGGATGAGCCAGTGACTAAAGTAGAACGTAGAGTTAAGACAGACGTAGACTTCGAAATTAGATTATTACCAGACGATAAAGATGGTATGAGATTCACAGGCTACGCTGCAGTATTTAACAGCGACAGCGAACCACTACCTTTTACTGAGCGCATAGTCCCAGGAGCATTTAAGCGTTCCTTAAAGGCTCGTAATGAAATTAAAATGTTCGTCAATCACAATATGGATATGGTGCTCGCATCTACACGTGCTAAAACTCTTAGACTCACTGAGGACTCTAAAGGTCTACTGGCAGAAGCCTCACTCCCAGATACAACTTATGGTCGTGACCTATCAGTCTTAATGCAACGAGGAGATGTTCACTCCATGTCATTCGGTTTCTCTGTACCTAAGAAAGGTGACAGATGGTCAGATGATGGCACTGTCAGAGAATTATTAGACATACGCCTGCATGAGGTATCTATCGTCACAGGATTCCCTGCCTACGAAGCGACTACAGCACAGGTCAGATCAGTAGAAATACTGGCATCTAGGACTAACACTGACCCAGATCTATTAGCTGATGCTCTCATTAAATTAGAATCTGGTGAGAAGTTATCTGCTGATAGTGCTGACCTAATAACAGAAGTGGTAACTAAATTACGAGCAGATGCCCCTATCTTAGGGTCATTCAGTAATTTAGATATCAAACGCAAACAACTAGACCTAGTCTACAAGGCACTCTAATGAATAAAGAGCAAATAAAAGACGTAATACTTAAAACTGCAGGTTACCCTGAATCAGGTGCGATAGCTGAACTCGCTGATGCGATGGCTACAGCGATTATAGAAATAGATGCACCTGAAATTAAGAAATTTGAACCAGTAAAAGAAACTCGAGTTGTAGAAAGTAAAGAGACTCGCTAAATCTGATATAGGATATATCTAGATAGTTGCGTGGATGCCACCACTATCTCTACCTGTCGTGTGAGCCACGCAGTCCAACTCAAACAAAAAGGACGACATAATAATGTCATTGGAATATATCAAGCAACAACATGAAGCACGTAATCGTGCCTGGGAAGAAGCCAAAACTCTTCTCGATTCTGCAGCAGCAGAAAAGCGCGAACTAACAGCTGAAGAAGATGCTAAGTATCAAAGCATCTCAGCAGACTTAGATCGCAGAGCACAAATCATCGAAACCCTAAAAGCAGATGCAGATCGCGAAGTGCGTGCAGCAGAAGCCATGAGAGGATTCGAAGATCAAGCCAAACCAGTAGTAGAAAAATCCACAGCTAAAGACGAAGCAGAAATTATTCGTTCATTAGCACGTGGCGATATGAGATCATACGAATTTGAAAAAAGAGATATCACTACATCCTCAACAGGATCACCAGTGCCAACCTCTTTCTACAACCGTATTATCGAATTAGCAAGATTCGTAGGCCCAATGCTAGAAACATCTACCATCCTTAACACAGCTGGTGGAGAAAACCTACAAATCCCATCACTGAGTGCATACTCAGCAACTCAAGGAACTGCAACTGCAGAAGCAGCAGCATATTCAGAAGCAGATCCTGTATTCAACTCATTCGTTACATTAGGTGCCTACAAATATGGTTTCCTAATTCAAGTAACACGTGAACTAGTTGAAGATGCTGGCGTTGATATTCTCGGTTTCTTGGCCGACCAAATCGGTAACACTATGGGAACAACTGCTAACAGCAGATTGACTCTAGGTACAGGAACTGTAGAACCAAACGGTATCGTAGGTCGTGCAGGCTCAGGTGTAGCATCAACAGCTACATCATTAGCAGCAGATGACCTAATTTCTTTGGTCTACTCACTAGACACAGTTGCTCGTCGTTTGCCAGGATCTGGCTTCATGATGAATGCAAACACTGTTGCAGCAGTGAGAAAATTAAAGGACAACGCAGGACAATACCTATTCAGCCCATCTATGAACTCAGAGGATCGCGATCTATTATTAGGTCACCGTATCTACGAGAACCCAGCGATGAGCAACGTAGGTTCAGCTGTGAAATCAGTTATCTTCGGTAACTTGAGTTCATACTTCGTGCGTCAAGTTGGTGGCATAAGAATCGACAGATCAGATGATTACGCCTTCAACCAAGACCTAATTACGTTCAGAGCCCAGGTACGCCTTGATGGCAACCTGATTCAAACCAGCCATGTTAAGTATTTAACAACCAGCTGATTTGAATAATTAGTTGTCTAGGATGCGAAGCGCAGGTCGTGTCCTAGACTCCCTTTAGACCCCATGCTCTAGTAGTGTGGGGTCTAACTTATTTAGGAGTCCTGCGTGAATAGAGCTGAAAGACGAGCATTAGAGAAACAAAAACCTAGACATCTGCATGCCGTTAAATCTGGTGAAAATAAAAGACGCATTTTATGGATGTCGAATGCACCCTGGGCTACGACTGGCTACGGCCAACAGAGCGCACAGGCTGTACCACGATTTAAAAAAGCAGGATATGACATCGCTATCGCTGCTAATTATGGTCTAGAAGCAGCAGCATCTACCTGGTCTACTGAGTACGGTGATGTACCTGTTTATCCACGTGGTCACGACCAGTGGTCTAATGATGTAATTCCAGCGCACATGTATGACTGGTATCGACATGATCCATCAGCTGAGCATGCCATGATCACACTGTTTGATCAGTGGGTATTTAAAGGCCCTAGATATTCTGACTGGCGTATCGGTGCGTGGACTCCGATAGATCACATGCCTGCACCACCAGATGTTGCAGCGTGGGTACGTCAGGACTTTGTCACACCTATCGCTATGAGTATGTATGGTAAGTCGATGCTAGAGAATGTAGGTATCGCATCAGAGTATGTGCCTCATGCTATCGAACGTGTGTACGAACCAACAGATTTTATTACTAGAGATAATCAGCAGGTGACTGCTAGAGAAATGATGCGTGTCCCAGAGGATGCGTTCGTAGTGGGTATGAATGCTGCTAATAAAGGTGTGTACCCATGCCGTAAAGCGTTCGGTGAAAATATTCTGGCATTCTCCATGTTTGCTCAGAAACACCCTGACGCAGTTCTGTATCTACACACAGATGCTCTAGGCAGTTTAGGTGGTATCAAAATGCTGGAGTTAATTAAATCTGTAGGACTTAAAAAAGACCAATACAGATTCGTAGACCCATACATGCTCAGAACTGGTATCCCAGCTAATGAAATGGCAGCGATTTACACTGGCATGGATGTGCTATTAGCAACCAGCTATGGTGAGGGATTTGGAATACCTACTATTGAGGCACAGGCCTGTGGAACCAGAGTTATCGTGTCGCAGTTCGCAGCATCTACAGAGTTATGTGGAGATGGATGGCTAGTAGGTGGACAACCGTTATGGGATGCGCCACAGAAATCGTTCTTCCATGTGCCATCTATCCCTGAAATAGTGTCAGCTCTAGATGAGGCATACATAAAAGCAGATGACAGATCAGTCAAGGCGATAGATTTTGCAGCACAGTATCAGTCAGATGTCGTCTTTGATAAATACTGGACAAAGGCTCTAGATGCACTATTCGCTAAACCTGCACCTGTAATAGGTGACAGCACTCGAGGTGTACCTGTAGATATGCCAGAGAATCCAGCTGAGGCATCAGAAGCCAAAATATGATTCCAGTGATGATCGTGCCTGTGTTAGCACGTCACGATTTATTAGACAGGATGATTAAATCTATAAATTATGCTGTAAAAGATTTAGTGATTATAGATAACGCTGGTGATAGTAAGTATGAGCCTGTGTGGAATCAGTGGGTAGGTAATGTACATCTCTGGAGATTCCCACATAATCTAGGTGTATCTACATCATGGAATCTGGGCATCAAAGCATTTCCATACGCTGATTACTGGCTCATCTGTAACTTTGATACAGAATGGGCTGGTGACTCACTGAGATTATTTGCAGAAACAGCTACAACTGACTCATTAGTGTTATCAGGATCACCACAGCCCTGGTGCGCTTTCACTTTAGGCTGGCAGGTCGTAGATACTGTCGGACTATTTGATGAGGCACTGCATCCTGCATATTTCGAGGATAACGACTATCAGCGCAGATGCACAGCATCTAATATCAAAATAAATCACTCATTTATACCTATCGCGCACGATAACTCATCGACATTACATGCAGGGTACACAGCACGTAACGCTGAGACATTTCCGAACAACGCTGACTATTATCATGATAAAGAGCAACGAGGTGACCTATCTGAGGGCAGATGGTCTATTAGACGTAGGAGACGTAATGCCTGGGACAGCTGACGTAACTATTATCACTGCCACTATTCCAACTCGGGCAGAGTTATTAGCCAGAGCAGTTAAGAGTGTAGAGGCACAAACGTTACAGCCTGCAGCACATTTGATTATGGAAGATACTGAGAAAATCGGTGGAGCAGCAGTATTAGATAAGTTACTTAAAAAAGTTAAAACTAAATATGTCGCTGTGCTGGATGATGATGATGAACTGCTACCACGACACATAGAAGCCATCTACACATCTATTACAGAGTCGGATGCTGATTTAGTGTATCCCTGGTTCAGATATCAGACCTGTGGTAACGCTGGTCACCTAGAACACTATTTTGGTGTGGCATGGTCTAATGACGATGTCCACCAAGTACCTATCACGTGGATAGCCAAAACACTAACAATTAAACGAGCTGGGGGCTTCTCACAGGGATATGAGACAGAATCTATGAATCTGGATGGTAGTGGAAATCGCATAGGCTACGATTTCACACTTATACAGAACTTAGTAGCACATGACAGAATTATTAAGCATCACCCAGAAATTACCTGGGTTTATCATGATGATCGTCAGTCCACATTAGGTATGCCATCTAGATGGTAGCTGATGTCACGATAATCACATCAGTTTATGGTGACAAATATGATCACTTCATAGATGGCTGGTCTGAGGCTATAAATAATTTAACTATCGCACCGAAGCGTGTGATATGTGCTGGTGACAGATTAAGAGATATAAATGCTGAGCAGATAGTGTCTCAGCCTGCAGTCGGATGGAAATGGCGTTCACCCTGGTACTGGAATAGTGCTGCACGTAACACAGATACAGAGTGGATATGGGTATTGGATATAGATGATCGTATTAAACCTGATGCGTTAGAGAATCTGATGGAGCAGACCTGTGACATTTGGTTAGTGGGCATAGATGTTAATGGTACAGAAAATTATCTTCCACCTAGATTAACTAATGAACAGATAGCATCAGCTGAGCACTGCTATTTCTGTTGTGGTTCACCTATTAGACGATCATGGTGGCAACAGAATCCATACAGGGATTTAGCATTCACTGACTGGGGTATGTGGCGCACGTCAGCTAAGATGGGTGCGCGTTTCGAGTGGGCTAATAAAGTGGGCTATTACTATCGTAAAGATTTCGATAACTCTATGTCTGGGTGGGCTGACGCAGATGCAAATAATAGGGCAGAAATATTAGCGTTATGAACGTAAAAGATTTTAAATCTAAATACAATCTGAGTACACCGATAAAGCATGGTGAGACTCATATACAGGGCTGGCAGTCGGACAGTTCAGTATTTACAGATGTGATTAAAAGATACAAACCTAAGACGATAGTCGAAGTGGGCTCATGGTTAGGTGCATCAGCGTTACACATGGCATCACTAATGAAAGATACAGACTTTGACATAATCTGTGTGGACACATTTCTAGGTTCCAGCTCTGCACTGTGGGATGACTATAATCGTGACCTGGTTAATAATTTCAGTAGCATCTATGATCAGTTCTGTATTAACGTGACCAGCCATTATCTTAATAGTCAGATATCACCACTACCTATGACATCGTCTGCAGCAGCAGAGTTACTTAGATTGAATCATGTCATGGTAGATATGGTTTATATAGACGCTGGTCACAGGTATCGTGACGTGCTCGCAGATTTACAGGACTGGTATCCATTAGCCAGTAAAGTGGTAGTCGGAGATGATTATAGTCCTGTGTGGGCTGGTGTGCAGGATGCTGTAAAAGATTTCACGCAGAGCATGAATATCAGCTATCAGGAGCAGGATCAAAAGTTCATCATAGGTAAATAAACCGATAGACTATGAGCAATAACTAGGAGTTTTCATGGCAATTACAAACGGATACGCTTCGCTGAACGAAACTAAGTCAGCACTGCGTATCACAGACTCAGTAGACGACAGTCTGCTAGAGATGGCTATCGAGTCAGCATCCCGACTCATAGATGGTTATGCAGGTAGACAGTTCTTCTCATCAGGTACTGCCACACGTTACTTCACAGCTGATGATGACTTTGTATGCGAGATAGATGACATATCCTCATCTAATATCACCCTAGTCACTGCTATGGATGCAGATGCAGTATTTGATACCACCTGGGCTACCACCGACTATCAGTTAGAGCCTTTAAATGCTGTGCTAGATGGTCAAGCATGGCCGTACACACGTATTCGTGCTGTAGGAGATTATTTGTGGCCTATTTCTGGTGGAGAGGCGTTAGTAAAACTAACTGCTGTATTCGGATGGCCTGCAGTACCTATCGCTGTAAAACAAGCGACTATTATTCAGGCATCACGTATTTTCAAACGACTCGATTCTCCTTTAGGCGTTGCAGGTTTTGGAGATTTAGGCGTTATGCGCGTGTCATCATCTCTAGACCCAGATGTCGCACAGCTAGTCGCAGCATATAGACGACTCAGGAACATGGCGTAATGGCATCCATAAGTACACTGCGAACACAGATAGCCACTAACCTGGCTACGATAACTGGTCTGCGCACCACATCCACTATGCCTGACAACCCAAATCCACCAGTTGCAATCGTTATTCCACGCTCAGTCAGCTACGATGAAGCGTTCAGAAAAGGAATGCAGATTTATGGTTTTAATGTCATGGTTATCGTAGGCAGAGTCGATGAAAGATCAGCCCAGAATAATTTAGACTCATATTGTTCATCCACAGGATCATCCAGTATCAAACTCGCTGTAGAACGCGATAAGACTCTAGGTGGTAACGCATTCGATGTGCGTGTAACTGAGATGACAAACTACGGTCAGATAACCATAGGTGAGGTAGTATATCTATCAGCAGAGTTTCAAGTCCTCTGCTACGCAGACTAGGAGAAATTAAATGGCGAAATTCGCAGCAACCGACTATGCCGTAAGCATAAACGGAACCCAGTTTGGCACATCACTTAACAGTGCTGAACTAACAATAGAGGCTGACGACTTAGAAACCACAGCGTTCGGTGGAACATTCCGAACACGTGTAGGTGGACTAAAGTCAGCATCAGTCACACTGAACTTCATGCAAGACTTTGCAGCAGCATCAGTAGACGCAACACTAAATACCCTCGTAGGTTCTATCGCTACCGTAGTGATAATTCCTGCAGGCACATCAGTTTCAGCTACTAACCCTAGTTACACTGCCAACTGTTTAGTGACTCAATACTCACCATTCGCATCAAGCGTTGGGGATCTTGCAACATTTTCTGTGACATGGCCTGTTTCAGGCACTGTGAGCCGGGGAACGGTCTAAATATGAGAATCAATCTGCGCGTTGAATATAACAATGGTGATGCAAAAGAAATCACCTGCTCTGCTAAAGACCTAGTTGCATTTGAGGACAAAACTAATCGGTCAGTCGTAACTCTTGAGAAAGATATGCGACTGACTGATTTGTTCTGGTTAGCATGGCATTCGGAATCTCGTACAGGATCAACGAAGAAAGATTTTGATACCTGGCTAGATGACATTGACGGTGTTACAGCGAGTGAGATAGACCCAAAATAAAGCCGCTCGGTGACTCGAGCACTCACTGGCTGATCGCGTATTTAGCTGTGGAAACAGGTATTGCGCCATCATTATTATTACAAGAAACTGATCGTATGCTTTATACGATGTCCATGTATCTGCGCTGGCGTGCCACAGAGTCTAATAAGAAGCAAAGGTAATTATGGGGATAAAGATTGAGTCACCTGTAATAATCGGTGTGCAGGAAGTTCTTAATGAACTACGCACTACAGAACCTGAGTTATATAAGCAGGCACGTAAAGACATGATCACGACTATTAGACCCATGACTGAGGCTATTAAAGGATATATCCGAGGTGAGGTTATAGGTAATCTGCCAAGTGGTTTCAAGCGTGGCAGAACTGAACCCTCACTAAGAAATATCAGAGTTAATGCTCGTATATCTGCACGTAAGCGTAAAGGGTTATCGACTCTTGCATCTGTGCGCACAACGTCATACGCTATCGAGTTAGCTGATATGGCTGGTCGTAAGAATCCATCGGGTAGCACTGCATCTGGTGGCAAACTTATTGAGTTTCTTAATTTTAGTTTTGGTAGACGACCATCTAGATTTATTTGGCCTGTCGCTGAGGAGTACATAGATGAAGTCAGCGCAGGTCTAAAGCGTTCTATCGCTAAATATTCTGCTGATGCTAATCAGAGACTAGAGATAAAATCTAACGCTAAATCGTCTGACTATCGCATACTTGACTAGACTATCGCTACTCGTTCTAGTGGTTTAGACTGAACTTACTATGGCAATTATTATTCCGATTCTGTCCCAGTGGAACCCACAGGGACTTAATAAAGCGATGTCTGATATCAGACGTGCTGAGGGTGGATTTAATAAATTCAAGGCTGGTATTAAATCTTTAGCTGTTCCAGCAGCAGCAACATTCGCAGCGATAACAGCTGGTGCATTTTCTACAATTAAAGCGGCTGAGGAAGCCCAGGTCGCTAATAGACGACTCGCTAACGTTCTTAAACAAATGGGTTACGCTAATGCGACCAGTCGAGTATTAGATTATGCAGATGCCCTATCGACTCAGATAGGTAAAGAAGATGAGTCGATTAAGTTAGTCCAGGCAAAATTAGCCACATTTAAGAATTTAACTGCCACAATAAATACGACTAATGGTGCGTTCGATAGGGCCACACGTGCAGCATTTGACTTAGCAGCAGCAGGATTTGGCGAGGCAGAGCAGTCAGCTACACAGTTAGGTAAAGCGTTACAAGATCCGATTAAAGGTATCACTGCACTGGCTAGATCTGGTGTGACATTTACGAATGCTGAAAAAGAAAAGATTAAGGCTCTAGTCGAGTCAGGCAAATTATTAGAGGCTCAGGATGTGCTATTGAAAGCCATTGAGACTCAGGTAGGTGGTACAGCTGAGGCTACAGCGACAGCATCAGAAAAGATGGCTATCCGATTCGGTGAGATGAAAGAGGCACTTGGTAATCAGTTACTTCCAGCCTTTGAAAGAATCACACCTGTTATTGAAAAGGTGTTTAACTACATTGCTGACAATTCTGATGTGTTTATTGTTTTGGCTGGTGTTATTGCAGCCACAACTGCAGCCGTAATCGCTTTGAATGTTGCTTTAGCTCTGAATCCTTTTACTTGGATTGTGGTGGGCATTGGTGCTGTAATTGTTTTGGTTGCTTTGGCGATTAAAAGATTTGAGTTTTTGAAACTAACTGTTTCTAATATTGGTTTAGCCATTGGACAAATATTTATTTACCTGTTCAATGTTGTTGCTGATGCCTTGACAAGACTTGTGAACGAGTTTGTTAAATTGTTCAACGCAAAACTTGCACCTGCGTTAAGAAAACTGAAAATAGATGTTGATGACTTATCTGAAGTAGATTTCACTAAACCATTTGATGATGCTAATGCTGCCATTGACAGATTTGGTGCTGCTAATCGTCAAGCACGTTCAGAACTTGAATACAACCTTGATGTTTCTGCTGAATTAGATAAGTTAATGAAAAAATTAACTCCTTCAATAGATGACAACTCTGAGGCTCTTGAAAGTTTGAAGAAAAATGCTGGTGAGGCTGCTAGAGCAATTAAAACAAAACTTGAATCCGAATTAGATAAAGCAAAATCTAGACTTGAACAAGCTAAAAGCGCATTTGATAGTTTCAGGGACTCTGTTGCTTCACCTATTAGAAATATTGTTAATTTTGGAGAAATAGGTACTGGTGCTAACTTCTTAGAAAATCTTGAAAGCCAAACACAAAAAGCAAAAGGCTTTGCACAAAAAATTCAAAAACTTATCAGCATGGGTCTTAGTGAGTCTGCTATTCAGCAAGTCTTAAACGCAGGTTTTGATGCTGGTTCTAATATTGCTGACCAAATTATTGCTGGTGGGGCAAGCGTTGTAAATAAAGTTAATCAGCTCACAGCAAGTCTAAATTATGTTGCTGAATCAACTGGGACTTTGGCTGCAACAAAGTTTTATCAGGCTGGTATTGATTCTGCACAAAATTTTGTTGATGGTTTGATTGCACAAATCAATGCTTCCGCTGCTGCGATTGCTAAAGCGTTAGCAGATGCAAGTAGAGGTAATACTTCTAATCCTACTGTTCCAACTGTTACGCCTCCTCCTGGACCACCACCAAAACCAAAACCATTTGATTTTGGCTTTAGAGCAAATGGTGGACCAGTATCAGCAGGATTCCCTTATATCGTAGGTGAGCGTGGTCCAGAAATCTTTATGCCATCAACAAGTGGGTCAATCATGAGTAACGATAGAACAAGGAACGCTGTTGGTTCAAATGTGACTATCAATGTTAATGCAGGAAACATTGTTGGATCTAAAGAGGAATTGTTAGCTTTTGTTCAAAGAGGTTTGCGTGAGTATGACAGACGAAACGGCAAGTTGAATATCAATGGCTAGAACAAAACCTAAACCAAGAGTTATTCAAGCAAGTAGTGGTGAAGTAGTAGATTTTTATAATGAGATTTCTGTTGGTGACATTTTGTTTATGATGGGAACATTTGTTTTTCCTTTGATACCAACAAAGTTTTTAACTGAAATACCTGGATTTTTCGCTGACGAAAAATTTTATTTAGCAAATGTTACAAAAGAATTATATGAGTATATGAAAAATGAAACATTAACAGATGACTTAACTTATATAAATGGATTTCAAGTAATTAGTGCATCAGATTCTTATGTTGGTGTGTTAAAAAATGCAAGATTGGTTGAGTTTAGAAGTGATAGTGGTTCAGGTGGAACACCTGCCGCAGGTGCTTTTACAGCAACAGAGGGTGACGGAATTGTAATTTTACATAAATCGGCTTCAACCAATTTGACTGGTTCTGTAAATTCAAGTAATTGGACTACTTTTGCTTGGCCAGTCACAGGGATACAATCTTTTTATCATCAAAGAAGTGGTGGTTCAGCAGGTTCTTTCACTCCACCATCTTTAACACCAGCAACACAAACAGGTGCATGGAATTTGAGAAGTTTTTATTTTGAATCAGCAACAGAAAATGAACCAATCTCATATTCTGGACCATATATTGTCGGAAGCAGATTACTGACTTCCCCATCTTCTCTTGTAAGACCATCAGCTTATTTGCCATCTCAAACAGAAGTCGGTGATTTAGTTGTAAATGTTCATTCTTCTGCAACTGCTGTTCCAACAACACCTACTGGTTGGACCTCACTTGCTTCAAGTACAGCGATTCCTGCCTTTGATTTTTATTACAAATATGTAACAAATGTTGATACAGATGATTCTTTCACAGATTATGGTTCAACTGATCTTCTGTACACAGCGCAATTAGCAAATGTTGGAACAGGAACTTTTGTTGCAGGCTCAGTTACTACCACGATAACAACTGGTTCAGTAGGAAGTCAGCCAACTATAACTTCAATGGAAAACACGCAACCTTACCAGCTGGGCTATTTTGTGGGAATACAAAAAATGGAATTAGGTGGTGATGATGTTTTCAACGCAACAAAAGATATGCTGATTATGGATTCAACAAATGGGTGGAAATTAGATAATTCTTTACCAGCACCAAACAGTTTTGGTGCCCAACCAGCAAGAATAAGTATGGCTGTTTCAACTTATGATGCTGTTGAACAACAGGTTTTACCACCATCACAAATGGCCTACACAAACACTTTAGAAGCATTAGGCACAGCGTTAAGCACGACCTATCCAAGTGTTGCAATCAACTTTTTAGTGAAAAATAATCAACAATGAGTAATACTGTTGAATGGAAAGTTGAAGCATTAACAGATGGCCGTAACTGGTCAGATATAAGTTCCTATGTTCAATCACTAAATATCAACATTGGTAAACCTGATGATGTTGATGAATTTGATACAGGATCCGCATCTGTGACTTTGGATAATCGTGATGGGCGTTTTGATCCAGAATCACCTTTCCCACAATACACAGGTAGAGGAAGAATTAACTATGTGTCTAATCCTGCATCCACAAACGGAACACCGACTTTTTGGTCATTCACAGATGATAATGGAGTTAGTTTTACACCTGCACCTTATATTGGTTCTTATAGTGGTTCAATTGAAATTGGTAATGGGTATGCAGTAAATTCAGCAACAGCTTATTTTGATAATTCTGTTTACGACTACAACTACATTTACCCTGAAGGGTTTAATGATGGGCTTTATGTTAATGATGAGTGGACTGTCAGCGCAGATATAGCGTTTGATTACATAACAGGTGTTGTTCAACAAGTTGGTGTTGGGTTTGAAATTTTAGATGAGGGTTTCAACGTAATTCAGCAGTATGTTAAAAATTTTGAGAAAAATGATGTTCCTGAATTTGTTGGTTCAACAATGCAAAGATATGCAGCAACTTTCACTATAAGTTACTTTTTTGCTAATCCACCTAAATATATTAGGGCAATAATCTTTAACACAAATTTGACACTCCCTCAAGATGCTTTTTTTAAGAATGTTTTACTGGAACGAACAGGTGAATTGAACGACTATTTTGATGGCGATACTGATGTTCAAACATATTATGGAACAAGTTGGTTGGGAACAGCAGACCAATCACCTAGTTTTTATTGGACTGATAAACCTTTTGATATTGGAACAGAAATAAGAATAAGTGCAAGACGAGACTCTGAATTGTTTGTTCCTAAGTTTTATGGTTATGTGAGCGCACTTGATTTTAATGATAGTGCTGACAATTATCCAATAGTTACACTAAATTTGGTTGATAAAACTGCTTCTTACACAACCAAACCTGTTCAGTTTTCAGGTTACAAACAATGGGCTTTGAACGCTAACCCATACATTTTCTTTAATAATGTTCCAGGATTAAGTGTTCCGACAGTAGATGTGTATGAATATCAGTCTATGTCAAAGATTTTTTCAGATAATAGGAAATCATATTTTCAAAGTGAACCATCATGGTTTCCTTACAGATTTAGAGACAATTTGTATGATTCAACTCATCAAATAAAAATTTTACAAACGACAAGTTTTTTGGACAATCAAGAACCTATTGCAACTGGGTTGAGTAGAAGCACACTTGTTGTTCATAGTGGCACAACTGATTTGATTTCACCGACACCAGGTGGCTACGACATAGAGAATGGATTGCTGAGAGGATGGCAAAGACCATTATCAGGAGTTCAAGAGCCTTTTGTTTTCAGTTCATGGTTTCTACCTGTGAGTATTCCTGTTGGTGGTTTAACTTTATGGGAAATGGCAACAGAAAAAGTTTTGAATGTAAATTCTAATCTTGAAACAGATTTAACTAACTCTTTTGAGGTCATATTAAATCCAGATGGTTCAATGAGTTTTCGGTCCACAACTCCTGCTGGAGTCGCAACCACAACTTCTACAAGTGCTGGATTAGTGGACACAAGTGCGCCATTAAATATTACTATCAGCGCACCAGATTTAAATGTTGCTCCTGGTACTGGTTATCCAATTTATGCTTATATCAATGGTCAATTTGTTTTAGATTTGACTGGCCTAATCAACACCACACCAACTGGTACTGGTCTGGGTTATTTTAGGATCGCTGGTACTGCTGGTGGCTCATTTTACATGTCAGATTTTCATGTTGCCTACGGAAACGCAGTAGGTAAAGGTGGTGTGCAACCATCATACAAGTTTTTGGATTTTGTTGAAGGATACAATTATGCAACCAATATAGATTACGAAAACCTGAACGACAAAGCAGATTTTATTACTAACAGGTCAAGCATTGAATTGGAAGTCCCACAAAAACGATTCAATGACACCGACACAGACTCAGAAAATCTTTTACAAACACAGTTTTATGAACAATCAACACTTGACGCATTAAAATCATTAAGCAACGCATCATACGGATACCTGTCAATAAATTATGAAAACGATAAATCAGAAATATTGACCCGATTTTATTTACAAGAAAACACCCAACTCACAACCTACACTTTCTCCGACTTTGATATTCAAGCAAACGAGCTGAAGTTCAAGGAAATAAGTTTTGAAAGAAATAACGAACTGGTGTCCAACATTATTCAATTACAAACACCACAAAAATTTGACACCGTAACCAAACTCCCTTTACAGCAAAAAAATAGTTATCTTGCAACTAACCCTAATTCAATAAGGCAACTAGGGAACAGGTTTGTGGAATTCACCACAGTTGATGTCAAAGAGGATGTTTCTGAGGGGTATGTTCAATGGCGCAACACAGCATTAGGATCTATAAACAACAAGATTCGTTTCATCAGTTTTGCAGATGGTGAAGCTAATGAGACTGAAGCGATTGTGAATATGAAACTTGGGCAGAAGGCTGTTTTGAAAATTACACCAGCCCAAACAAACAATCCCCCAACAAGGCTGACCAAAAATTATCGTATTACAAGAATTGGTATTTCCGCTACCCCCGACAGAACAATTTGTGATATTGGTCTGTTTGAGTTGGAGAATGAAACAATGGCTATACTTGGAACAGCAACAACTGACAACGATAGGCTAGGTTTCTAAATGGCTTGGACAAATCCAAAAACTTGGATCACTGGTGAAGTTATTACTGCAAATGATTTGAATGTTTATGTTAAAGACAACACCAACTATTTGTACACCAATAGTGCGCTTAGTCCAGTTAATCTGTTCCCAGGTCAAACTAAACAAACTATTGAACCTGTTGGAAACAACTCAACAACTATCACTCAAATAGGTGTGGCTACTACTGCTACAGGTACAGCAACAGGTCGAACAGTTGCTAACACAAACATTTTCACTTCAAAAAATAGAATTGGTTATGTCACAGGTGCTACTTCTGGAACTGCCGCAGGACTGAGAAGTAACTCTGTAAACTTATTAACAAGAGATGCCAATTTAACTAGGATGAGATTTTCTTTTGGTATTTCACTTTCACCTGCTGCTGCTAAAAGAGGATTCACAGATGCTTCTGCTTATCCTAATTTGTTTGGTGTTGGTTTCGATAACGCTGACACAACTTTGAAACTTTATCACAATGACGGCGCAGGTGGCGCACCAACAGCAGTTGATTTAGGTTTTTCAATTGCAACAGCCTCAGTAAACGTGAGTTGGTATTCAGTTGAATTAAAAGTTGATTCTGCAAGCACTTTTTCTTATTGGGTTCAACAATCTGATACAGGTTCAACTGTTTCAGGCACAGCAACAACAAATGTTCCAGCCAATACTACTTTTCTTGGTTGGAGAACACAAATAATAAATACTGCCGCAGTTTCCTATGGTGTTGATTTAGCAAATATTACTGTTGAACAACAAGATTTGACAGGAACTTGGCCAGCATAAAGGAGAGTAATATGAGAAAAAAGAAAACATTACAAGAATATTTACACTTATCAGATAAACAAGTGTCAATGATTAAATCGTATTTGCGAGCAGTTTTTGCTTCAGCAGTAACAATGGGTATTGCTTTGCTTACTAACATGAAACCTGAATACGCTGTTTTGATTGGTGCTATTACTGCCCCTATTGCAAAGTGGGCTGATAAAACTGAAAAGGAATATGGCGTTGGCTCTACCGATTAAAGATGGAAAGATTACAACTGCTTACAAAAAACTAGGCAAGATGTGGTCTAAGGGATACCATACTGGCGTGGATTTTTCTGTTCCTGTTGGAACTGATGTTTTGGCTGTCGATGATGGTGTAATTGCTAACGCTAACTGGGGTAAATCTTATGGAATACAAATCGTGCAAAAGGTCGGGTTGCATAGTAAGTCCAGATGGGTCATATATGCTCATTTATCAAAAGCGTTAGTTAAACCTGGTGACACAGTGGTAAAAGGTCAGCACATAGGTGAGTCAGGTAACACTGGTAACTCATCAGGCCCACACTTACACTTTGAGATGCGCACAAATATTAGATGGTCAGCTGGGTCAGACTTAGACCCTGCAGGAATATTAGCGAGCTGATATGAGACTTATAGATTACATTCTGCTAACAGGTCAGGTGGCTATGGCTATAACAGCTGTGGGTGCATTACTTATAGCGTCACATCGTTACATTGTGGTAAAACCTATTCAGCGCAGTATCGCTGAGCACACATCTCTTATTCAGCCTGGGTCAAATGGGGGAAAGTCACTTCCCGATATAGCACTGGGCATACAGCGTGTGGAGTCTAAAATCGAGGGGCTCACTAAGCGCGTAGACACCCTAGAGAAAAGCATCAAATTTACTAATTAGACGATATTGTCAGACCATCTATGTAGAGTCGTATGACACTGGAGAGGGTAATTATGACTAATATAGAAGATCCTAAAATATGGGACAAACTAGCACTATCAGCCAAAATAAAGTGGCTACAAATAAAAGCCGATAATGAGGCGCAGAGATGTACCTCATGCGAGCAGTACCTATGCACATGTGGAGATGATATTTAATGGGATTCGATTTATCTAATTATGAGCCTGTCGAGAAAAGAATTGACAGATTTTATGCTGAGTATAAGAGTGGCAGGATAGTCACTGAGTTAGTGGCACATTCTGACCAGATGTTTATCGTAAAAGCATTTGCTTATCGTGATGCTGCAGATGAACGACCTGCATCTACAGGATTTGCTGAGGAGCGTGTGGGCAGTAACCCTGTGAACCGTCAGTCGGCCCTAGAAAATTGTGAAACGTCAGCTATAGGCCGTTGTTTGGCCAATTTAAATTTTGCTCCTAAGGGGGCTCGACCTAGTTTAGAGGAGATGACTAAGACTGATCGTGTATCAGATGCTCCTGCACCTAATCAGGAATACTCCTGGTCTAATGTGAAAATCAGTAATGGGCCTGCTGCTAGAGCTGATGCTTCAGAGAAACAGGTAGGTTACATCAAGAAATTAGTGCGAGAACTAGCTGAGGAGTTACAGGTAGATAATAAACTCGCTATGGAAATGGCATGGCAGGAAATGGGATGTGACCAGGTTACTGGTATTCCTAATAAAGCCAGTGCATCAGTTTTGATAAATGACCTCACTCAGGGTCAGCCATCAAACTCTATGTTTCGTCAGAAACTTAGAGGCACTACAGGTGAAGCCACAGATTCATGGGCAACACCTAACTTCTAACAAAGGAGATGGATGCTCGAACTGCTAATAACAGTAACAGCACCTGTGCAAGAACCAACTGATAATAGGACAGAAATGGCTCATTATCGGGAGTACGCACGATCACATCTATCAGCTAAACAATGGAAGTGTTTAGATGAGTTATGGGATCGTGAGTCATCGTGGAGAACTAACAAAAAGGCTTGGCGTGCGAGGAATAAATCGTCAGGAGCATATGGGATACCACAAGCATTACCAGCTAGAAAGATGTACACAGCTGGACTGGATGCGATGACAAACCCTATCACTCAGATTAACTGGGGACTTGATTACATAAAGTCGAGATATAAGACACCATGTAATGCCCTAGCGCATCATGATAGGAAGAACTGGTACTAATCGTGAAAATCTGCCCTAGATGTGGTATAGATAAACCTGCGCACGATTACGCTCGAGATTCATCTCGACCTGATGGGAAACAGCGCCTATGTCGGATATGTGATAGTCACAAAGCGCGTGCATATTACGCAGCGAATAAAGAACACAAAGCCACCTATAACCGTATTCATAAAGGGTACAAAAAGTATCAAAGATTAAGACAGAAATATAACTTAACTGATGTGCAGTTCGATGAGATGCTAGTAGCACAAGACGGTAATTGTGCTATATGTGGGCATAAAGATAATCGTGGACTATCTGTCGATCATGATCATACCTGTTGTCCAGGTCGTAATTCGTGTGGTAAATGTGTGAGAGGTCTGCTGTGTAGTCGGTGCAATATGGGTCTAGGTAATCTAGGTGATGACATAAACATATTACTAAAATCTGTAGATTATCTGATGTCACATAATGAAAAGCAAAAGAATGCGATACGATAATCATATGGGTCTATTAGATGATTTAGACAAAGTAAAAAATACTAAAACTTATCGCAATAAGATATGCGCTGTAGAAAGATTACTAGCAAAATTACAACCAGCTGAGGCTGTAAAAGTGGCAAAAGCCATAGATGACCCTGAGTACCAGATATCGCTACTTTTTAAAGTGTTTAAAGATCATGGGTACGAGATCACAGCATCATCGCTTTATCGTCATCGCAGACGACTGACGCATGGTGGCTGTATATGTCCTTAATAGATGACATAGAGAACGCATCAACTGAGGACTTAAAAGATAAACAAAAGCCCTGGGCTGAAATCGGTCTTGATGGTGGACAGATATACACAGGCGTTCTTGACACACCTATCGCAGATGACTGGTCACCCATTCTAAGAGGATTCGGTCTAGACCCAGATGTGTTTGAGGTCGTAGGCGATCAGGTCAAAATGTCTAAGTGGCAACAGTCTAAAAGAACTGAATCTGGTGATCGTGACATCGTATGGTTGTACGCATACAAGGCAATATTTAGACGTAAATTAGCGTCAGCTGTAAGTCAGATAGATATAGATGAGATTAGAAAATCTATTCGAGCATGGAAACCCACACGTAAAGTCAAGGATTCAAAAGAGCCACCTAGTACCTTTGTGGTGCTGTGGGCTGACTGGCAGTTGTATAAATCAGCTAGTGGTGGAGTTAAGGCTACGACTGAGCGTGTACTGAAATCGTTTGATGCGACTGTGAATCGTGTTAATGATTTAAGAAAATTAGGCAGAAATATTGAGAGCATAGCCATAGTTAATATGGGTGATCCTATAGAGGCATGTGATGGTCATTACGCATCTCAGCTGTTCAGTGTTCAGGGTGGTCTGCGTGATCAGTTACGATTAGCACTGGATTTGTGGACTAGAGGTGTGAGTGTGATAGCACCATTAGCTGAGCATGTGAGTTTCATATCGTGTATCAGTAATCATGGTGAGTGGCAGAGAAAAGGTAACAAATCAGCTACGACTGATAGTTCTAGCTGATGCACTGCAGCGTGTTGTCGGTGATTCTGGTCTAGTTAATGATTGGTATATCCCTCATGATGAGATGGTTATGCAGGCTGAGTTATCTGGTGTGCAGTGCGCTTTCACGCATGGTCATAAAATGCAGGGCAAAGAATTAGAGTGGTTACGTGGTCAGTCACTGAAACAGCTAAAAGTTAGTGGGATGGAACCTGAGATATGGTACACAGCTCACCGTCATCATTTGAAGATGACAGATTATGGTGGCATCACAGCATTCCAGTGTCCATCTATGGATACTGATGGATCTCCTAGTGGTGGCAGTAAATGGTATTCCGACTCACAGGCTGTCTGGTCTAGTCCTGGTGTGCTCACTATGCTGGTGGGGCATCATGATGATAAGAAGTGGAGCGATTTAGCAGTCTTATGACCAGTGAACAATTAGCAAAAGCCATTACGCACATGCTGAAATCGTTAGAGTCACGCATCATGGGTGTTGGAGCTGAGCAGTACGACTCAGGTAATAGGCAGGCATTAGAGGACAAATCTGTGGATAGGGTGCTGGATGAGGCTCTGGAAGAAATAGATGATTTACTGGTATATCTGACCTGGGTTAGAATACGTGTGCAGCGTGTACGTGCAAATCTTAAAGATCTCACCTAGCACCCTCTAGGTGGATGAGACTCATACTCTGGCGAGGTGAGTCGGTCTGGGCTGTGTCACCCTTTCTACACAGCCCATACTTAATCAGCGTGGCGTGTCATACACATAAACTATCTATGTCATACACTTATATCTGATGAGAGGAATAAATGGCTGAAAAGACAAACATGATCGCGTTGCGACTTAACGATGAGCAAATGCAAACAGTCCAGCAGTGGGCTAAACAGCATAACTCAACCGTTTCTGAAGTTATTCGCTTAGCGATACAGATGATGACTGGAGCAAAAACATGAAAAATAATCAGGCTGGAGCGTTATTAGCGAGATATACATTTCTGCGTGAGCACCCATCTCTACAGCACTGCGACTTTGAATTAGGGAAAGTGGACTGGGCGTATATAGATGCGCAGGAGTGGAATCAAACTCAGCTGATACTGATAGAAATCTTGAGATTTCTCATGACTAATACTGGGAATGTGCAGGTAGAGGATATTAACTATCTGTCTGATGTGGAACGTCATGCTGTAGTGATGGCATTAAGTGAGAAATACTCCACAACAGAATTAGAGGAGAATCTCGCTAGATAATTATTATCTCTAGAAAGGGGATAAAGATGAGAGAAGCGATAGATAGAGATGTGGTGCTGACTAATTATCAGCAGACATCGTTAGACTCTGCGCATAAGTTATTACCTAAGTCAGGTAGTAAGCGTAGAAAGATTTATGACCTGATACAGGAATCTGGTGTATTAGGTTTATGTGATCATGAAATCGAGGAGATTACAGGCTGGAAGCATCAGACTGCATCTAGTAGTCGATGTGGTCTAGTTAAAGATGGTTGGGTGACCGACTCTGGAATGAAGCGACTAACTAATGATGGGAATAAGGCGATAGTTTGGATAGCAATCTAACTGCAGTGAGTTTATTTGCAGGTATCGGTGGCTTCGACTTAGCACTCAGTAATGCAGGTGTAAGAGTATGTGCATCTGTTGAGATAGATAACAAATGCAGAGATGTGCTAGCACGGCATTTCCCTGAAACAAAACTATTTAGCGACATTAAGGATGTAACAGGTGAGCAACTCAGAGCAGCAGGATTTATTCCCGAACGAGGAATCATTACAGCTGGATTCCCATGCCAAGACCTCAGCGTTGCAGGACTGCGTAAGGGTTTGGCTGGAAGCAGATCTGGACTTTTCTGGGAAATCATACGACTGGTCGATGAAACACAGCCGAGATATCTCATCATTGAGAATGTCGCTGGACTCCTGTCATCGCAGTCAGGAAGAGATCTGGGCATCGTCATCGAAGCGTTGGTTGAACGCAGGTATGGCATCGCCTGGCGTGTGCTGGACTCTCAGTACTTCGGAGTACCACAGCGCCGCAGACGTGTCTTTATTGTCGCAAGTCTTGGAGACCACAGAAGTCCAGTCCAAATATTATTTGAGCCAGAAAGCCGCACAGGGCATCTTGAACCGAGCACAAAGGAGAAACAAAAAACTACCCGAGTATCTGTACAAAGCACTGATGTCCATACTTTCACAAAATCCAGACGAGCATCCTCAGACACCGATTACGAGACCTGGGTCGAGTCAGACATAACACCAACACTAAATCAGTTCGATATAGCTGACACCAGGACTACCACGATAATTACAGAACCACAGCTATTTGACGCAACTCGTAATGCTGATGTCAGATTTTATAATCAGTCACCTACCATGAAAGCGCGTTGGGGTACTGGTGGTAATAATGTGCCAATG